GAAATAAATGCTTGACGAAGTTCAGTCAGTTCAGTGTAGCGAGCTTGTTGTGATGCAGTGTAACTGAAGTTCTGCACACGCCACTGTTTGCGAAGGTCTTGAAGTTCGCGAAGGATTTGAGAAGAGTTGTTCATGATAATAGCTGGTTACAATACAATGGACGTTTGGAGGTGAGGCATTGTGTCATTCGACACGCGTGACAACAATATACTCAGTTCCATCATTTTTCAATGGACGCTTACTAGTTTTGATCTTAAAACCAAGGTTTGCCAAACGATCAGGAACTTTAGGAGTGTAGTTTTCACTCACATCTTCACAGTTGATAGCGAATGACATACCGCGATCCATATTATCCCAATCATATTTTTGATTGCCACGCGCTTTTGGCTCATCAAACATCTCTCTGATGTCATCTGCAGTGAAAAGTTCAAACATAATTAAGTAACTGGTTACAATAAGGTGGACGTTTGGAGGTGAGGCATTCTAGTCTGTGCAGAATTCGATCAGTTTAGATCTAATGTCAGCAGCAGGAATGTCCTTGGCTACAGTATATGCTTCAAGCTCTTCCTTGATTGTAATGGCATCAAGGCCATCTTCTTTCATCATACTATAAAGTTGTGACAGTTGTAGTTCAGTGAATGATGATGCTTTAAGAAAATCAACTAAATCTTCATCATTAAACATTGGGCCAGTCTCACCATCAGCTAGTGTGCCATGTGCGCAGTCTTGGATTACATGATGTGCCTCATGTCGCAGGGTATCAAAGTCATTATCAGTCCAAGAATGCTCGGTTAAATGAGTTGTCATCTTATCCTGACAGACAACTAACATGGCAGAGTAAATGTAATACTTACCGTCAACATCATCATTACAATGAGCACGATGATTGTAAATGGTAGTAACACCAACGTCCTGCAATGATTTCCACAAAGCAAGATGGTCTTCAGGAGTATTCCCAGCCTTAGCCACACCAGGTGTCAGGATTGATGCAGCGGTGAGTACGGAAAGAAGAAACTTTTTCATTGGTTGTTTTCAAGCATGAGTGAGCGATACTGGTCAATAATAGTCTGGAGATGTTCTACTGCAATTTTTGTTCCTGCAGTGGAATATCCGTAGGCATAGGGATAACCCTTCTCAGGATCTTGCTTAGCTTCAGCTCCTACTACAAGACAATCATTGAGGTTATCAATGACTGATTCTAGCATTGTGTCGATGTTCATGGTTTGGTACTTAGCTTGAGTTTAAGTGACCTTAGAGACTGCTTACGGGACCTTAGACGACCCTTACACATTCCCTTGGTAGTTTTCTGTTTGTTTGAGTGATGTTGCCAGTTTGGTGTGGTTTTCATGGTACTAAAAAGAGGGGAGTTATCCCCTCATAGTGTCACCGATCAGTAGCAATATAATATGCTTTGTCGGTAAGTGCGTTAAACAAAAGAGTGAGATCTTCTGTCAGTTTTTTAACCTCATAGTTATGAATTTGGACTCTGGCCTTAAAGTCTTCTGCGTAATCGGAGAATGACAGGAGGGGCTCAGGGCGGGTCATAAGCTGTGGTTGATTGGACACTATAGGGGACGTTTGGAGGTGAGGCATTCTATCGCTTCTTGAGTTTCTTCATCAATGTCAGTGCAGATTGTTTGTTCCGACATACCTTAACAGGCGAACCATTATGTATCACCATGAGCTGTGTTTGTGACCCAGCCATGGGGATAGCCAGTAGGTTTTCATTGAACACGATAGGTATGGCTCCTGGTTTAGGATTAAGGATGTGCGAGTTAGTGTACTTCATCGGCGAGTCACACTATCATACATCTCACCTTTTTCAAACACAATGTCTACACAACGTTGCAGTGCCTTTTCTGTAGACACACCGACGTTATTGTAGACAGGAACACACAACATGCCATAAGTCTTGGCTTTTGTACCAACACGAATAACGCGACCAACAGTCTGCAACATCTCGATAGCATCCATGTTACGGAGGAAGATAACTGCCTCAAGTTCGCTGACATTGATACCCTCGGACAGAATAGACCTGTGGAGAACAACAAACTGTTTGTGAGGATCTTTACCCCATGCGTTCAGTGTCTCAAAGAACTCTTCACGCGACACCTTGTTACCATCGATGACGGCACCAGTCTTGCTGGTGATGTAGAGGTATGAATAACCACGCTTGTTCAACTCACTGGCGAAGTCTGTCTGAAACAGGTTAATCAACTGGCGTGTAGTCTTGACACAAACAAGAATCTTTTTAATCCTGATTTGATCAATAGACTCAAGGACATTGTTGCCTTCCATGAAAGGAGTAAGAGACTTTTTGTCTACCTTATCCATCTCGATCACCTTGACTTTAGGTGGAAGAATGTAACCATTCTCCACCAGTTCAGGTGCAGACACACGTGCAATCACCTGACCATAAGTCTCTACCCAGTTCATGCCTGGTTTCTTCACAGTTACACTAGTCTTACGAGTAGCAGTAAAATAGTAACAGCGATCTGCATGCTTACTGAAATACTCAGTCGCTGGATAGAAGTTACGTTGAACACTGTTGTGTGCCTCGTCAAAGTAAATGGTATCGACTGCAATACCACTCTCCTGTACACGATGGAGCGAATGATATGTGGTAAAGATAATACTATGTTCACGGACTGTGTTACACATATCCACAAACAGTTTGATATGGTCAGACTTTGTAGTGCTGAAGTGGTGTGTCTCTCCACTGTGACAATGGAGGACATTAGCATTAGTAATGTGCTCAAGATACTCAGAACACAGTTGATCAGCCAAGAGAATACGAGGAGCCACAACAACAATGGTGCGTGGAACATTCACCTCAAATCTCTTGACTGCGTCCATAATAGCAATCAGGGTCTTACCGCCACCAGTGGGGACGATAACCTGACCGATACTATTACGACGAAGAGCATATACTGCGTCCTGCTGATGAGGGCGGAGTTTGATCATATTAGTTCTGTGGTTATACTATAATGGACGTTTCGAGGTGAGGCATTATGTGCCGAAGCCATTATGGAAGTTAGCGTAAGCAAACTCGGTACGATTGACCAGTTTGACACTACCATAGTTCTCAGAATGGAAGACATAACCTTCACCATCTTTGGCTTGATTGCCGTTAGGAAGATATGCAATAGGAGCGTCATTGACAATCAGACTATCCATGATGTCAAGCTTAAGTTCCATGACATACTGATACAGATTGGCCAGATGTTGACAACCAAGAATCTCACCGAGTGTGGCGTCATCAATGTAGTCACCTTTACGAATTAGCTGGTTGATAGCGATTTTGGCTTGTGCAGCTTCCTTTTCAGTTAGGAAGTTGATTGTAGTTTTGTTGATGATAGGAGCAGTAGCCTGTGGAGGAATACGATCAACAGAAGGTTGCACCCACTTAACCATACTAGTATCTTGCAACGTTTCAGTCAATGGCTCACACACATTGTCAAACATTTCTGCATAGACGTTGACAACAGTATGTGGTGCAATAACTAGACGCTGATCAATAGCTTCAGGAAATGCATAGGTCAGAGTATTCTGAGTGAGCACATCAGTGTGACCGAAGCCAAGCCAATCGCCCCAGTAAATGTTCTCAGTACGTGGCAGATACTTGAGACAATGAGAGAGAATATCTACAACTTCAATTTGATGACCAAAATGCTGGAAGATGTCATCATGTGTGTAGCACAGACGAATCTTCTTCTTATTGAATGCAGCTTTGGTGCATACGAAAAACTTACCATTGGCTGGGTTTGTACCCCACACCAAGGACATTCCATCCATCTTCATAGAGATGAATGCTTTATCATACAACGCATCAATCACAGACAAATCGCCTGTGAGGATCATATCTTCGGGATGTTCAATATGGACAGAGGTCATAATAAAAGTGTGGTCTTATACTATAGGAGACCTTTGGAGGTGAGGCATTCTGTCATGGTAGGATAACCCACACCTTATTGTCAACCTTGTTCACAGTATTCTTCTCAACATATAACTTAGCCTTGGCTAATGATATACCTTGATCGTTCTTAATGAATGTTCTGGCTTCTGTTACGTTATTAAACAGACGCATCATTCTCTGTGTCATTTGAGAGCCTTGGCAGCAGCTTTAGCTTTAGCAGTCATCTGAATGGCCTCTTTCTTGTTTGGTTTCCTACCATGTTTCTTGATGAACTCATCTCTCATTGAAGCTTTGGCTGACTTCTTATCAGCTTGTGTCTTCTTGTTTCTAGCAGAATCACGCTCCTTACGTGTCATACCACCACCATCAGCGTGTTGATATGTTTTACGTTCTTTCTTTGGTCCGTCACTCTTAGGAGCTTCTTTCTTTGTTTTCAACAACTGTGTGGCTTGTTTCTCTGCATCTTTAGATGATGTGGTGGTTCTCTTTACTTCACCACCAGCCTTTCTTGCAGCGATACGTGCACGTGCAGCCTTCTTACGTTCTTCTTTTGCTGCTGCTTTTTGGGCGTCAGCTGCACTACCTCTGGCTTGTGTTGGTTGTTGTTCTCTTTCAGACCTGGCTTTAGTTGAACCAATGTCTTTTCTGTCTTTATATGAACCAACTGGTGCCATTTTACCACCACCAACAGCCTTCATGCGTGGCTTCTGTCCTGGTCTTCTCCTATCGTCCGCACTTCTCTTGGGTTCTTTACGTCCACCTTCGCCAGTCTGTTTGATTTGAGATCTGCCTTGGA